CTCCCATTTTTATGAGCAAAGTTTCTGACATAGGAAACCCCTAAGTAGTTGATATCAGGTAGACGGACGCATACCCTATTATGTTAATCTATAGGTTTTCCCATAGTTCATAAGTACAGCTTATACATATAGGCTTAGTATTAGTGAAACTACTAGATATTGGCCTCAAGTATTAGTAAAACTAATAGTTAATTTTGACCTAATTTGGCCCAATTTGACCTAATTTTACCTAATTTGGCCTGATTTGGCCTATATTTCTGAACTTTCTCTTTGACCGCATTTGAAGCAAAGAGTTCTGGTGTTTTTGTTCACATGGAAGCATTCACACTGCCAGTATTTATCTGGCTCATTATCAATTTTCTTTTCATTTTGTCTTATGGCAGATATTTTTCTCCAACATTCTTTACACTCAGGCCGAGGGTATTTGTATCCATCTTCTCTTTTTACCTGGAAGTAGAAATCTTGGTAGTAGCTCTTTATGAGTTTGCATTCGGAGCATTTGCGCTCATCCTTCTCCTTATCGGTATATTGGATGTTCTTCCTTTTAGGTGTCTCTCTGTCTCCTCTTTTGCTTATATGGGGAAGATGCCTGTGGGCATAGGATGCTAAGGAGGAACTAGTCCATTTTCTGCCTCTAGAGGGAGTAAGTATTCCTTCGCCGTTTAGGATGGAGACTATATTTGGCCAAGTGTTGTCTTTGTCCTTAACCAGCTCCTCTATTCTATGTGACATATATATATTTCCTATAGTAAGTGAGCTTCATCTGCTTTGTGGGCAATATAGTGTCCTGCACTATCTTTCTCCACATAGAAAAACTCATAGTCTAGTTTGTCTAATGATCTTTTCTCGCCTATCCCTAGGGGTATAGTAGGATTCCACTTCTTCTTCAAGACTAACTCTTGATTGGCCACATACTCTTCGGCCACAAATGCTGGCTCAGAGTAGAAGGAAACATAGCTTCCACAGAAGTCTCTTTTATCTTCCTCATACTTGCCTTCCGTGAAAACATTCCACTCCATTCCTTCATATTCTTCTATTTGCATACAAACTATCCTGTAGAAATCTCTTTTAAGACTCTGCTTTACTGTGATTTTATCTCTCTTTGGCCTATTAGTTGTCCCGCCTCCGACGATTTTTACCTTGAAATCCCCACTAGATGCCAGTGCTTTCCTAAATAAAAAGCCTTCGATGAACTCCCATTCCACAGAAGTTGCGGATAAAGGGAAGTAATGATCGCCTTTTTCTTCGATTATGTGCCTATAGAAAAAAATAAGAAACGCATAATACATCTCTTCTATGTCGAAATTTCTTTTTCTCACACTAAAAGCAATGTATTTCAGTATAAAATATTGATAGGCCTCGGCCTTTTCCCACCTCGAAACACACGATTTTTCCTCTTTTTTAGCCCTCACACCATACTCCAAAGCTAATGACATTCTAGTAACTTACTAGGTCTTATATTTTAGCATATTATTTCTTACACCTAGTAAAATGGCCTGTCAAGTTTGTAAGTCACCACAATTATTCTGTTTGTCAAAAACCCGCACTTAGGTCGCACTTGATTAAAATTGTTTATACCTAAGTGCGGAAAACAGGTTTTTACAACACATAGCGAAAAAAAAATGGGTAAAATAAAGCTTGTAAGTTACCGTAATCACATTAGACCCTCTATACTATAGCTATTGAACTTGGTAGAATTGAGGGTGTGTCACTCGTTGCGCTTTTTTCTTTTTCTGTACCCCCTAAGTGCAGACCTAAGTGCGACGATCGTTGCGTCATGAATTCTTACATTTGATTGTGCAGCTAGTCTTGGGACCTGAAGTGTGGGGATTGGGGTCCCCTGGCCGTACAAGAAAGAAGCCTAGAGTTTGGATGTTCCGAGAGAAACGCTCTAGGCCACTAGCTTTGTCGTACTCTAGAATTATCACTCTGAGCTTTCATTGACAAGTGTGTTCTAACTCGATTATCGTCGACCTCTCAAATGAGGTAGAAAAGTAGGAGGTGGCTTTGTCGTCATTCACGCAAGAACAAGTTTTGGCCGTGGAGGAACTACTCCGTGAGTCGGGCCTAGAATACTCAGATCGTGGGGCCTATGTATTTTCCAATGGAGAGAAAAAGAAAACTCTCAAAACACTATATGCAAAACTAAACTTCCCCGAGACGCTTTCAGAGTATGACCCTTTGAGAGACTTGGCCCTCGACCACTACCAAGGGAAGTTTCCTGACAAAGAGTTTAAGCGAGTTGTAGATGACTACTGCCAGGCCAACTCTCCCAGTAAAGAACTAGTCTCTCCTGTATTTGAAATATCTGTGGCCATGAAAGAGAGAATCTCTAAACTAGCTCCCCTGGTAGATGCCTCCCTTACAACAAAAGAAAGACTTATACTAGTGGACCCTGAGAACGATGACAGACCAGTCCACAATGTCTCTACTGAAATCTATTTGGCCACAACTGGATTGAAAATGGCCGAGCTACTAAGTTCGCAGGATATTCCGGCAGTATATAGGACTTACAACCCCTACAGATATGAGGCCCTTTTTGAAGACTACGACGCATGGGGGGAATTGGTCCCCTACGTGAATTACTACACACCGCCTAGGTGGGTTAAGGTTAAGGCCCAAAAAAGCTATGGCGGCAAAATTAGGACGCTCATAGACCACTTATTTCCAGAGCCTGAGGAGAAAGAGAAGGTGCTTGATTGGATGCACCACTCCATAACGACTAAGTGTGGAACAATTTTATGCTTAGTCGGAAATAGGGGAATTGGGAAAACTCTTTTAGTTTCTAATCTTCTCTCTGCGTTAATTGGGGAGAGTAATGTCGAAGTAGTTAACTCGGAAATTCTAGAAGAGAAATTTAACTCAGCATTTAAGAATAAAAGACTGTTATTGTTTGAGGAGGTCGAGATCACTTCGGATAAGGCTCTAAATAAGTTCAAGGCATTTTGTAACGAAAGAATTGTCGTTGAAGAAAAAGGCCAGGACTCTGAAACAGTAACTAGCTTTGCCTCTATGGTAGTAATGCTCAACAACACGAGTCAATTAAAAGTCATGCCCCAAGAGAGGAGGTTTTCCATACCTACACTAACTGAAAAGCGGCTATTGGATGTGATGAGTGCGAAGGAAATATCTGATTTTGTCCAAGAACTTAGAAATCCAGAGAGTGTTATGCTTGCAGAGTTTGGAGAGTGGCTTAGGGCCAGGAAGCCTAAACTAGGAACGCTCGACGCAATTAAGGGCAAATACTACTTTCAGGTATCTGCCACAAACCTTGAGGACTGGAAGTCATTCTTAATCACAGAACTGGCCAAGATGGAAGTCGGGGATAAAATGACGATTAGGGACGCTAAGAAAAACTTTAAGAAAAGTAGGGGAGAGGAAAACCCTTTATTTCCTACAAAGCCCACACTTATTTCTGGGTTCTTCATGGAGTTCATGTATGACGGAGAGTGTAGGATTGGGAAGATTGTGGCCAACGATGACGCCAATGGGACTTTTTCTCTAATGGTCACACCCGAATATAAGAAACTAGCAGAAGATAAAATGGCCCGAGGCGAGAGACTTATTGACTATGGACTGCCACAGCGCACTCCAGGTTCTCCCACGGGACACGAGGAGGATATGTTATGAACGATGAATCTAAATTCGACCCGCCCAAAAGTGGTGAGGAGTTTGTCAGGTACTGGAAATTGTTCGTAGAAGATATAAAATACAGAGATAATTTTAAAGACAATCATCTTCTTCAACTAGAAATACTCTGCGACCTCTATCAGGAAATGGAAGAGTTAAAATATGGCCTTCAAATGACAGGCTATACTTTCGAAACTGAGGGAGGACGAAATGGCGTGCAGATCAAAATACGCCCAGAAGTTTCCCAACTAAACAGAACAAGGTCTGAAATAAGAAACTATTCTAAAATGCTAGGCCTCATTCTCGCTAAAGATACTTTGAAAAATGAAGGCGATGAAGACGAAGAGGACGAGTGGGACTAGGGAGATAGAAGCACTCTCAGAGTACCTGAGTTATAAACAGAGTATATTCCTTGTGACATTCTCTCGGCATTGAAATACCGAGCTCAGGAAATAAAACTTTCAGTTTAGATTCCACTTGCTGAATTGATAGCCGCTTGCTACTCATGTAGAATGACTCTACTCAAAAATAATCCCTTTGACATACATATACACCCCTTCTGCTACGACGGACACGAGTATGGCCTAGATGTAGTTAGCGGTAAAATCACAGCGTGTAAATATGTTATTGGCGCATGCAGTCGTTACTTGTCTGACATACAAAAGTTCCAGGACGAAGAGTTCCCTCTGTATTGGTTTGATGCAGATGCGGCCGAACACTTTTTAAGAGTTGTCCAAAAGTTCCATCATGTTATTGGCGAGTGGGATACTCCTAATATTAAATACTATCCTTGGCAAAACTTTTGTTTCATGAACATCATGGGGTGGATGTCTCACGAGACTGGATTTAGGAAGTATCGTACAGCACATATTGAAATTGCAAGAGGGAATGGTAAGGCCCACCCTCTCGACGAAATAGTCCCTACACCTCAAGGGATTAAAGAATGGAGAGATATAGAAGTCGGATCAGAACTATATGCTAGAGATGGCTCAGTGTGTAAAGTAATTGGGAAAACTCCTGTACAGAAATATAAAGTCTACAAGGTCAAGTTTTCGGACAACACTGTAGTTGAATGCAGCTCCGGGCATTTATGGTTTACTTCCGACAAAGACCAAAGAGGTAAGAAACCTACCCAATCTGGTTATGAATCTGTAGTCAGTGCTTTAGATATAAAAGAAAGTCTAAAATTGCGAGGAGAGACTAACCACTCAGTAGGAAATGCTTCTCCTACGGCGGCAAGTAGGAGCTGGACAGACAGTAAAATATCTCCATATTTTGTAGGTCATTGGCTTGGGAACGATATGTCAAAGGGGAGAAAGTTTAAAGAAGAGTGGCTGCTTATCCCTCAAGAGGACAGACTCGATCTTTTAAGAGGGTTGATCGACTCGGGAGGAAGTATATTTAAAGACAGTAGTTGCCGCTACTATTCCAGCGATATTGACATAGCACGTAAAGTTAGAATATTGGCCTGCTCTTTAGGTCTTAAAGCTACTCTTGTGGAGAAAAACACACCTGAGGATAATAAAAGACACTACATAGTAGACTTCACTCCTATGGACAGAGAGCTAGTGTCCAAAGGAACTTATAAGTATGCAGATAAGAGATATATTGTCGATGTCGAGGAAACCGAAGAGTTTGAGGAGATGTTTTGCGTTGAAGTAGATTCAAAAGACAGTAGTTACTTAATATCTGACTCTTATATCCCTACGCACAACTCGGCCATGGCATCTCAAACGGCACTTTATTTTTGTGCCTTTAATGGCAATGGCTCTAAAGTGGCATGTTTGGCCACTAGAAAAGAACAGGCCAGAATTGTTTTAGACTCTGCCAGAGAAATGGCCAGAAAGAATGAGTCCTTTAAACGAAAGAAAGGCATTGAAGTGATGGCCCACAAAATAGAACAAACTTCCTCTTTCTCAGAAATAAGAGCATTGTCTTCTGACCAGAACGGACTAGACGGTTTGAATGACGCACTCGGCATATGCGACGAATTACATGCAATGAAGAAAGAAGTGTTCGAAGTTATTTCCTCGGGTATGAGTAAGCGAAGAGACTCACTCCTTCTTTGTATTACCACGGCAGGGTTTAGCACAGAGTCCATTGGGCATTCACAGTCTTGTTACGCAAAAAAGGTGGCCACTGGGGAGGTAGGGGACGAACAGTTCTTTTCACTAGTCTATACTCTGGATGACAAAGACGATGTGTTTGACGAGAATGTATGGATTAAGGCCAACCCTAACTATGGCCAGTCTGTGGACCCTACGACTTTTAAAGCGAAAGTAAATAAGGCGAGAGTAACTCCGAGCGACCTGGCCAACTTAAAAGTAAAGCATTTCAATGTTTGGATTTCAGAGGCCAGCGCATTTTATTCTCAACAAAAGTGGGACTTGTGCGAGGACACTACTTTAGACATCGAAGATTTCAGAGGCCAGAAATGTTTTATCGGACTAGACTTGGCCTCTAAAATTGACTTGGCATCTAATTTCAAATTATTCAGAAAGATGCATGAAGATGGCCTATGGCACTACTACGCGTTTGACGACACATATATTCCAGAAGAAACACTGAGAGAAATATCAAATACTTTGTTTGAAGAGTGTGTAGAAAAAGGCCACTTACATAAGACCCCAGGCGAAGCTATTCATTATCCACAAATTGAAGAAACTGTAGTCAAAGACGCCAGGAGATTTAAGTTAATCGCAGCGCATTATGACCCCTGGAACGCTACTCAACTCGCCCAGAATTTAAAGAACAATCATAGAATAAATATGGTGGAGTTTAGAATGAATACGGCAAACTTGTCTGAGCCTACTAAAACCCTTGACGCTCTTATCAGACAGAGAAGGTTCCATCACAATGGAAGTCCTCTTTTGAGGTGGTGTTTAGGTAATGTGGTTTGCAAAGAAGACGCTGCCGGGAATGTTTTCCCTAGAAAAAGTCACGATAGACTTAAGATCGACCCTATAGTTTCAGCATTAATGGCCCTGGCCGGGTGGATACAAGAAGAAGAAAACGAGTCTGTGTACGAAAATCGCGGTATTCGCATCCTATAGGCATGTAAAAAGTTTACATTTCCTTTTTTCATATCTAGTCTTTTAGCTAGGAGACTATTTATGAAATTAATTGACACAGCTAAAGCTAAAACTGAGTTTAAAATTGAGGCCAGACAATCCGAGGCGGACATACTTTTATATGGCGCAGTGGGGGATGACTTCTGGGAAGACTCAGTGTCGGCCAAGTCTTTTTCGGACGAGCTTAAGGCCCTTCCAGAGTCAGTTAAGAAGATCAACTTAAGAATAAATTCTCCAGGCGGGTCAGTATTTGATGGCGTCACAATCTATGAAAGACTAAGACAACATAAGGCCAAGGTCACTGTATATGTAGACGGCATGGCCGCTTCTATTGCTTCAATTATCGCACTGGCCGGAGACGAGGTCATTATAGGAGAAGGAGCTTTCTTCATGGTCCACGCTCCTATGTCAGGAGTTATGGGTAATGCCCGAGAAATGGAAGACATGATCGAGATACTGGATAAGATCGAAGCACAGATGACTGGAATTTATTCTAGAAAAACTGGACTTTCTAGTGCAGAGATTTCTAGAATGCTCATGAAAGATACTTGGCTTAATGCAGAAGAGGCAGTTGAAATGGGATTTGCAGATAGAATTTCTGACAATGATGAGTCTCAGATGAGAGTTGCCGCTAGTTTAATCGAGAATGCTAACTGGATTAAGTCTAGACCAAATATGAAAACACGAGATGCAATGGCCCGTGAAAAGGTCAAAGACTTCAAAAATAATATTAAAGAGTTTTTAGCTCGCAAGTAGCGTAGCTTAACTAAAACCATTTTATAGGAGAAAAGTTATGAATTTGGAACAAATGAAAGCGAGACTTGCGGAAATCGTTTCTAAGCTAGAAGATTTTCAAGACATTGAAAGTTTCAGTGACGAGCAAGTAGAAGAAGTAAATGCCCTTAACGATGAGTTCGGCGGGCTTAAGAAAAACATTGAAGCTAAAGAGCGCATTGAAGTAATGAAACAAACTGCTTCTGCTCCTAAGCGTCAAACAGCTACTAAGCCAATCGAGAACGCTGCTTCAAGCAACTCTTACGGTGCCGTAACTGTTTCTAAAACTAAGAAAGACAAGTTGGGCGGATTTGAGAGCTCAGGTGATTTCCTTATGGCCGTTAAACGTGCCTCTGCCGGAGACATCGACAAGCGTTTTCAAAATACAATGTATGAGAAGAACGGTGAAGACGGTGGATTTCTTGTACCAGAAGAAATGAGAGAAGAAATCGCTCAGAAAATGGGCTCAGACGAAGCTCTTATTAGTCGTACACGACAATTCCCTATCGGTGGAAACGCTCTTAGCCTTCCAACTGATGAAAACCAACCTTGGACAGGTGGCGTACAAGCCTACTGGACCGCCGAAGGCCAACCCATCACTGGCTCTGACCACAGCTTTGGACAAGCAAACTGGAGACTTCATAAAGTAGCCGCTCTTGTGAAAACAACTGACGAACTTCTTGAAGATGCCGTTGCTCTTGAAAGCTATATTCGTGCCATGGCCCCAGAAGCTATTATGCACAAAATCAACGAAGCTATACTTACTGGTAATGGCATTGGCAAACCAAAAGGGATTTTGACTTCTGGTTTTAAAGTAACTGTAGCTGCCGAGTCTGGACAAGATGCCGACACAGTTGTTGCTCGTAACGTAATCAAAATGTATAGCAGAATGATTCCTCGTTCACGTGCTAACGCTGTATGGTTTATCAACCCAGAAGTTGAAGAACAACTTAAGTCTATGACTGACGACAATGGTAACTTCATCTATATTGCTCCTGGTTCACAAATGAATCAGACTCCTTATGGGACACTTCTTGGACGACCAGTCCTTCCACTACTCGGTGGTATGAAGGCCCTAGGTGACGAAGGCGACATTATGTTTGCTGACCTAAGCTACTACTACTCAATCATGAAAAGTGCTGGTATTAGAAGCGATGTTTCTACTCACCTTTACTTTGATCGTGACCAAACTGCTTATAAGTTCATCATGAGAGTTGACGGTTCTTGTCCATTCAAGAGTCCAGTTGTGACTCAATATGGTAACTATGAAATGTCAGGTTTCGTTACTTTGGCCGACAGATAAATAATAGGCCCTAGTTTCCTAGGGCCTTTTTAAGATGTACAATTAAAATGAACAAAACCTTTTAAGGAGAAATTATATGGAAGCGTTTTTAGCAGAAGAATATGGGATTAAGGACGGAATTGTCCCACAAGAAGTAAGTGCCTCTGCCGTCAATGGCGAGCGTATTTCTCTAGAAAACCTACACAGAGTAACTGTTTTAGTTTCTGTGGCAGCTACAGCTAGTGCAGCTTTGAGCTTAACTCTTAGACAACACAATGCTGCCTCTGCGGGTGACTCTAAAGACTTATCAGTCGATAACATGTACTACCACAAAGTAGATGCTGCTTCTTCTTTTACGAAAGTTGAGCCTGCTTCTGCCGCTGCAAGTTACGACTTGTTCGCAGTAGCAGATGTAGATAAAGCGGTTTTCGCTTTTGAAGTACTTGCAGAAGACTTAGACGTAAACAATGACTTTAGCCACTTTTCAGTAGATGTTACTGGTGATGCTACTGCTCGTCTTGTTCACGCTATTTATGTTGGTCCTGCCGACAAGCTTCCTGCTTACGAACTAGAGCTTTAGTAAGATATTTAAACACAAGAATAAGGGCCCACGTGGGCCCTTTTTTCTCATTGGAGTGAATTATGAAACTTAGATTTATAGGCGATGCCATGTATAGAGGAGAACTCAAGTACAAAGAAGGCCAAGAAGTTGAAGTAAGTAACGATAAAGGCGAAGCAGATCGATGGCTTAAAAGAAACTTAGCTGTAGATGCCAAAGAAATACCTAAGAAAGAAGTTAAGAAAGAAGTTAAGAAAGAAGATAAGAAAGAAGTTAAGAAAGAAGATAAGAAAGAAGTTAAGAAAGATGCTAAGTCTAAGAAAGATGCAAGTCTTGACCTTTTAGGAAAGAAAGACGAGTCTGAGTTAGAACTATAATTCATTTCTGAGGATTAGCTATGGCCTGGAAACTACCATTCTTTAAAAATAAGAAGTACCGTCCCAGGCAACCGCAATCCCCTAGGCGATATATTCAATTGTCAGGAGGCTCAGTAGTATCTCCTGACAGTGCCAAAGAGGTGTCTGCTTTTTACAGAGGCCTTACATATATCTCCACTCAGATTTCTAAAATACCTTGGGAGATAAAAGACGCGGATAACAAACTCGTAAACAACTCCCTTTCAAATCTTTTACAAGTCGCCCCCAACCCAGAAGTAAATGCATTTCACTTTAAAAACTGCATGGTCCAATGGGCCATTATTTTTGGAAATAGCTACGCAGAAATTGTAAGAGACTTGCGTGGAATGCCAACTCAACTTTGGCTTATGGACCCAAGAGACGTACAGCCCTGGAGAGACCCAGACGGAAACCTAATCTATAGAATTATAGGCGGCTCTGCTGCATATCCGGGACAAGATGCGTACCTAGCAAAAGAAGATGTGTTTCACTTAAAGAACTTCATTACAAGCGACAACGGAGTTATGGGCCAGGGAGTAGTTAGTTACGCTACGACCACACTAGGGATTAGCCTAGGGGCAGATCAATTTGCCAATGGGCTATTCTCCAATGGCGGTATGCCAAGTGGCGTTATAGAAGTGGGTGGAAGTTTAAGCGATGAAGCCTTTAAAAGAATTAAAGAGTCTTGGCAAGAAGCTCACGGCGGGAGAAAGGCCGGAGGGACGGCAGTGCTTGAAGAGGGCGCAAAGTTTGAGCCTGTCTCACTTGCCCCAGATGTTTTACAATTCCTAGAAACCAGAAAGTTTTCTGTGTTTGAAATAGCCCGATTCCTTGGCGTGCCTCCGACAAAACTATTTGATGGAGACTCTGCCACTTACAACAATATTGAACATGCCAACTTAGAAGTGGCCACAGATACCTTAGATGCTTGGGCCAGAAACCTAGAGTGCGAAGCAGATGTGAAACTTCTAAATAATAGAAGAGGCGGTAGAAAAACTGAGTTCGACATGTACGCTGTATTTAGAGGCGACATGGAAACTCGCTCTCAATACTTTAATCGTATGATGCAGAACGCCGCTATGACTCCAAATGAAATCAGACAAAAAGAGGGCATGAGCCCCTACGAAGGTGGAGAAAGATTCTTCATTGCCACAAACAACTTCTCCCCTGCCGACAGGATAGACGAAATTGTGGACTCTCAAATAAATAAAGTTAAAGAGAGTACAGAGCAAGACGATCTAAACGAGGAAGAAGAGAAAGAGTTGCGGGCAGTTGTAAAAGATTTCTTGCTGAGTAAAAGTAAGTAGAGTGTAACTAGAGACTAAAATCGCCCTTGAGCGCATTAGGTGAATAGTGAAGAATGAAGTCTTAATGGCCCTCGCCCTTAGATTGGCGGAGGATGCTATACATGAACATGTTTCCCGGATTGAGCCCATACGCGGCCCAAGAGGATTTAGAGGGAGAGATGGACAAGACGGAAATGACTTTCATCTAAAAGACCACAAACAAGAAATACAGAATTTTGTTGAGGAAATTTTTCCTAAGTACCCGGCATTGTCTCCAGAAGATAAAGCCGAGCTTAAAGGCGAACGTGGACCTAAAGGTGTTCCAGGTGCGAGCGGGGTAGACGGAAGAGATTTTAACTTAGAAGAGAATTTATCTTTAGTTAAGTCCGAAATATTAAATTTAATTAACAAGAAAAAAGAAGAACTAAAACTTAAGTTTAGCGACCTAGACGACGAGGAAGTTGCCCTACTCAAAGGAGATAAGGGCGCAAGAGGACAGCGAGGTAAGCCCGGAGAGTCTTTCAGTTTTGAGGACCACTCGCAAGACATAAAGTGTATTATATCCGATGTCATTAACTCCCTAAGAGAAGACCTCAGACTAAAGTTCGAGGACTTAAATGAAGAACAAAAAGTAGAGCTCAAAGGTGATAGAGGTGACAAAGGGCGTCCAGGTAAAGACGGTCGTGACTTTGATTTTAAAGAGTCTAGAAATAAAATCGAAAAACTCGTTTTGGATAATAAAGAGTCTTTACGACTAAAGTTCGAGAACTTAAATGAAGAAGAAAGAGAAGAGCTTAAACTCAAGTTTGAAGATTTATCTTCAAGAGACTTAGAGAATATCCGTGGGGCCAGGGGCCCTAGAGGGCAGAAAGGTAAAACTGGAGAGCCTGGGGAAAAAGGTCAAATAGGTCCAAGGGGTATCCCTGGAATGCCTGGCCTACAGGGCATCATGGGCCCGCAGGGGTTTGAAGGTCTTCAAGGGGAAGACGGAAGAGACGGAGAAGACGGAGAAGATGCTCCTCAAATATCTGAAATAATTGTAAGAAAAGACATAAACCACGAGAGATACTATTTCGTATTTGTTATGAGCGACGGGGAGAGAATAAGGTCTAACACCTTTTCTATGCCCGAGGCCCAGGCCAGTGGTGGCGGCTCTATTGTAAGTAGGAGCTTGATTCAACTATTCCAAGATGGGGCCCTAGTAGCTTCTTCCAATAAAGTCAATTTTACTGGAGACGGAGTTACTGTTACTGAGGGCGTTGAAGGGCAAGTCGATGTAGACATAGCGGCCGGCGGAGGCTCTACTCTTCTTGTCAACACAGTGGAGACATCGGAGTTAGAGTTTACAGGCGACGGCGTAGTTATCACCGACGACGGGCTAGGGACAACTACTGTAGACATCCCCGCTAGTCAAGCAGATATTCAGATTTGCGATGAAGGCGAGTTAATAGCGAGCTCTGTACAGAAAATAGACTTTGTTGGAGACAACATAACTGCCTTCCCAGTTGTCCCTATGTCAGAGTGGGACGCACTTTCAGATGTAGAGCCAAGTCTTTCAGAGTACGATAAAAACAACACTGCAAGTCAAATAGAAGTGAGAGTAGATGTTCCTGACGCGAGTTTGCTCAAGGATGTAGATTGCGAAACCAGTGTATATGTAGGTTCTTTTGTCTATGTAGACAGCGGCTCACTTGCTAGGAATGCTTTAGCAGATACTTATAATACATCTAACGTCGTGGGATTAGTAGAGGCCAAGAGTTCATCTACTAAATGCGATATTAGATTTAATGGCCTGTCAGGGCCTATATATTCGGGACTTAATCCGGCAGAGAATTACTACTTAAGTGACACTACTCCAGGGGAAATATCCAGCACTGTGCCCACTACGTCAGGACACATAAAAATAAGAGTTGGACAGTCTTTCGGACAAGATAAATTCTTATTTGTCAAAGGCGAAAGGGTGGTGAGGCTATGACTATAAGAAATTTTGAGTATACAGATGTAGACGGAATTAAAAAAGAGGCGAGCGCATACACAACTGGCTCTTTTGTTACTACTTCTACTCCTGACTCTCCAGCTATTACAGGTTCAAATGGGAAGTTTGACGCTTCTTTAATTCCTTCACAAGTAGCTGCCAAAGCGGCCAGTCTCATTATAGACAGAGTGGCCTCGGAGCAAATATTTGCAGGGGATTTAGTTTATTCTACAGGCACAAATGAAATTGGCATGGCCGACAACTCAATAGACCTTGACGAAGCAAAGGTTATGGGCCTGGCCCTTAATGCTGCACTACAGACTGAGACAGTAGAGATTCTTATTTTAGGAGTAGCAAACTCTATAGACTACTCAGTTTTTACAGCGAATGATATTTTATTTCTTGACGAACTGGGCGGGATTACTAATGTAAGACCCACAGTCCCGGATGCAAAATATTTAGTTCAAGTAGGTAAGTCCCTTGGAGGGAATGAAATACTGGTAGAAATAAAACTACCGACAGTTTTAGGAGGGTAATATGGCCACGACAAAAAAGAGAACAAGACCAACTGAGAAGAAAACAAAAAAGAAAACAGGAAAAGAATCGGCCAAGGTCGAGAAAGTTAATACTCATCTAAGTGCAGATCACTTAAGAGTTATAGAAATAACTGACAGAGACATTAGAATAAGTAAGTTGGAAATGGGGAATGAAGAGCAAGCATTGAACAATATGTTGTTGTCACTCAGGCTACTGGAGTCTAAAATAGAGAAGCAGCGAGAAGTTGTGGCCTCTAGAGCGCAAAGGTACGAAGATGCCAAGAAGCGTTATACTGTCTTGAAGAAAGAAATATGGCCACAGTATGGCTTTAGAGAGAATGAAGGTTTAGGGTTCAATCCCGACACTGGAGAAATTGTAAAACAATAAACTATAATCCACAGGAGGGATTAAAATGGCAGATATTAAAGTAATTTATGTGAATGCAGACAGCCTATATGAGGAACACTCAGAGGCCAATGATAGTATTAAAATGCAATCATTGAAAACTGCCAACTTCGAACTTACAGACACTAAGCTCGGGAATCTAGTTGATGGTGCCGACGCTAATGACGAGCATATTCACGATGCCAGATACTATAGAGAGGACGAACATGTCTCTACTTCAACTGGAGTTAGTGAAGCCAACCTTCCTGTTATACTTGATGCTGGAGGAAAACTAGACGAGTCTTTAATCGACCCTGCCGCCCTAGCTGGCACTCTTGACCACGGACTTCTAACTGGCCTTGGCGATGACGACCATACTCAATACCTATTAGTAGACGGAACTAGAGATGCGACAGGACTCCTAAGCTATAGTTCTGCCCTTGCTATTAGTGCCGACACAAATCTTGTCCATAAGAAATATGTTGATGACCTTTTCTCTGGTCAAGAATGGCAAGACTCAGTTATAGACAGAGCAATTACTCCTCCAGGCTCTCCGAGTACAGGAGACAGATACTTAATTGACGCTTCTCTTGGGGCCGCTACTGGTGCCTGGGTAGGACAAGAAGACTCTATTGCAGAATGGGACGGAAGTGCCTGGGTTTTCACTGCCCCTACTACTGGTGCATTTGTCTCTGCCGATGATGAAAGTGACAGACTTTTTCTCTATGACGGTGCCAACTGGGTAGCAAAACTTTTTGAATCTACAACTGCATCTACTGGCCTTGAGAAAGTAGGACTTGATATTCGAGTCGCTTCTTCAATTGCTGGCGACGGGCTTGCTTTTACAGCGGGTGTTCTTAGTTCAAACGTAGACGACACTACTATTGAGATCGACACAGATATTCTCAGAGTTAAAGCAGACGGGATTAATGACACACACATAGACTTTGGAACGGGAACTAATCAAGTATCAGGCGAGGACATTCCTCTTCTAGACTCTGGAGCATTCTTTGCGACAGATAATGTAGAAGCTGCTCTTCAACAACTTGCAGGAAGTATTGAAAATGTTGGCACTGAATACACTGTGGGCACAGGCGGAGTAACTGCCGGAGACTTAGTTTATGTCTCATCTAACGACACGGTTCTACCATTTTCTACTTTGTCCAATCCTGACTATTGCGTAGGGATTGCTCTTAGCACTGAGACAGCATCTTCTACAGTCAAGGTACTATCGAATGATACTGTAGTTACTGGAGTGATAACAGGAGCTACTCCTGGGGCCAAATATTTCTGGGACGGAAGTGCGATTGTTGCTACTGCCCCTACTGGCTCTGGTAGTACAGTCTGGCAAGTAGGCGTGGCCAAAAACGCTACTGACCTTCACGTAGAAGTCAGACAGATCAAACGTAACGCGTAACCTGATTAAGGGGCGGCCTATGCCGCCCCCTTATAAAGGAACTTAATGGCAGATATTAAAATACTCTTTGTAAATGACGACAATCTATATGAGGGTCACTCAGAGAGTGAAGACAGTATTAAACTGCTTTCTTTAAAAACTGCTAACTTCGAACTTACAGATGAAAAGCTCGGGAATTTAGTAGACGGTGCCGAGGCAGATGATGAGCATATTCATGATGCCAGGTA